TTATGTCATCATAATCCTCAACTACCGCAAATTTAACTTTATCTTTTATTAATCTTTTAACTAAGTTTGATCCTATAAATCCAAACCCACCTGTCACTATTATCATGTCTGAGAGTCTCCTGGTTCTATTCTGTAATTGTCTTCTACTGAATCTGGCGTTGAAACTTCTAATATTGTTCCTTTCGTTAAACATATAAGTTGATGAGGAACACATGGTTTATTTCTCCACACATCTCCTCTATCAAGAACTGTTGAATGCTGTTCTGCGGTTTTAGTGTCAATCCATTTTACTGTAAACATTCCCTCTAATACATACCAAGTTTCATCTTTTTCTTTATGAAAATGCATAGAAAATTTTTGACCTTGCTTATCAAATCTTAAAAATTTTCCACAATACTTATCATTAGTTGCCCATATTAATTCAGACCCCCAACCTTTTTTTACTTCTCCATCAAGCCGCATTCTTAACCTTTTCTATAATTTTAGTTGTAGAGTGCCCTTCAAGAAGAGGTATAATGACAGTCTTTTTTACAATATCATGCCCTATAACATCTTCTTTTTTGTAGTCTCCACCTTTAGTTATTATATCAGGCTTTATTTTGTTTATTAAGTCAAGAGGCGTATTTTCTTCAAAAATTATTACTTCATCTACAAAATCTAAAGCAAGTAACATTTTCTTTCTATCTTCTTGATTTACAACAGGTCTGTCATCACCTTTTATTCTTTTAACGCTTTCATCTGAATTCAATCCTACGACTAGTTTATCGCCTAGTTTTTTAGTTTTTTTAAGATAGTCAACATGACCACTATGAAGCAAATCAAATACTCCGTTTGTAAATACAGTTTTTATTATTCCTAAGTCTTTTTGAGAAACAGAACTTGTTCCTTTTTTAGTAACTACTGCTGATGCACCTTGATTTGCCAATTCTACAGCATCATTTACGCTATAATTTTTATCAATTCCATAAGCAATTGATGCCGTTACAGTATCACCAGCACCAGTAACGTCAAAGACTTCTTTAGCTATAGCTTTTCTGAATTTGAATTTATCTTTAGAAATTAAAATCATACCTTTATTTCCTAATGTAACTAATAAATATTCAGCATTTACAGACTCTAAGACTGCTCTACCTTTTTCAATAATATCTAAATTATTATTACATTTTCCTACAGTTTGTTCAAACTCTTTTAAATTGGGTTTTAATAACCAACAATCTGAGTATTTTGATAAGTTGTTTTTAGGGTCAACTATAATTTTATTATTTGTCTTCTTTATATGATAAATAATATGATTCAATTTATTACCTAGTGTTCCTTTTGCATAATCGCTAATTATTACGCAAGAGTATTTACTAAAATCTGTTTTGAGTATTAGATTAAACAACTGTTGGTTGTCATATTTCAAATCATGGTCAATTCTAGCATAGTAATGGTTATTAGTATAAATTCTAGTTTTGTGGGATTTAAGACCATTAGAGGGTAAAACATTTTGTAGATTTAAATGAGTATTTCCTACAAGTATTTCATCTAGCCATGTTTTATCTAAAATCGCAAACAAATCAGTTTTAACTTTTAATTTTTTTAGATTTTGTGCTACGTTGCCTGCTCCTCCGGACAAAAACTTCTTGTGTGTGTATTCAATTACTGGAACAGGGGCTTCAGGACTTAATCTGCTACTCTCACCGTACAAATATTCATCAATAATTAAATCGCCTATTACTGCTACACTCATATTGCATTCTCCATTATCATAAATAGTCTAAAATGTCGTGTTTATTTATAAATAAAAAAGTATACTCTGGAGAAAAATAAATGGCTAAACCTACAACAAGAGAAGATTTTAAAGAATATTGTCTGCGTAAACTTGGTAAACCTGTAATAGAAATTAATGTAGACGATACACAAATTGAAGATAGAATAGATCAAGCAATATTGTATTATCAAGATTATCATTTTGATGGAACTCAAAAGGTCTATCTTGCCCATTCTATCACGGCAGATGATATAACGAATAAGTATTTAGATATATCTTCTATCTCATCTAAAGTAACTAGTATTGTTCGTGTACTAGATATCGGAGATAGTTATTCCACAAATAATTTATTTAATTTAAGGTATCAAATTTCTTTAAATGACCTATATGCTTTTCATTCAACGCAATTTTCTCCTTATTATATGGCATTACAAAACATAGCTTTAGCTGAAGAAATTTTTGTAGGAAAACAAGGAATACGTTTTAATCGTCATGTAAACAAATTACATATTGATATGGATTGGAATTCTAAAACTGTAGTGGGAGAGTTTATAATTATAGAAGCATATGAAATTTTAGACCCAGATACATTCACAGATGTTTGGTCAGATTACTGGTTACAAAATTATACTACTCAACTAATAAAACAACAATGGGGAACAAACCTTAAAAAGTTTGAAGGTCTAAGTATGCCCGGTGGGTTAACATTTAATGGTCAACAAATATATCAAGAAGCATCAGATGAAATACAAAAATTAGAACAAGAAATGATAACTTCATATTCTTTGCCTGTAAATGATATGGTTGGTTAATTATGAGAAATAGACATTTTAATCAATATAATACATCTTCAGAACAAAATTTAACTGAAGATTTAATTATTGAAGCACTAAAAATATATGGGCACACAGTATATTATTTACCTAGAACTCATGTAAATTTAGATAGGCTGTATGGTGAAGATGGTTCTGTATTATATGATGATGCAATAGAACTTGAAATGTATATTAAAAATGTTGAAGGGTTTGATGGTCAACAAGATTTTATATCTAAATTTGGTTTACAAGTTGACGAGCAAATAACTTTTTCTTTGGCAATAAAAAGATTTACTCAAGCACTTAAAACAAGTTTAGCTACAGAATATTCATACAATCTTATAAATGAAGATGGTAATCAATTACTATTAGATGCTTCAGATACTTACGACTATTCATCTATATTTAGGCCAAGAGATGGTGATTTAATTTGGTTGCCTATGGTTCAATCAATGTACGAAATAAAATATACACAAGACGAGGAATATTTCTTTCAGTTAGGTAAATTATATACTTACGAATTGAGATGCGAAAGATTTGAATACTCCTCAGAAAGACTTGATACTGGAATTGCCAATGTTGATATTATTGAAGATAATAGTAGCTTATCAACTTCAATTTCTGATGAAATATTGTTGGAAGATGAAAACAAAATGTTACTTGAAGATTCTTCAACTCTTATTATAGAAGGTAATGTTATACAAGCAAGAGCAAATACATCAGATAATGACTTTATAACTTCTGAAGTTAAAAACGAAGATGTATTAGACTTTAGTGAGCATAATCCATTTGCACTTACAAGGGAGTATTAAACTATGATGTTCGGACACGATTTTTACAACGGAACTCTTAGAAGATATATTGTTATGTTTGGAAATATATTTAATGACCTTCAAGTCGATAGATATGCTTCAGATGGAACTACGCCTATACAATCAGTTTATGTTCCAATTGAATATGGACCTAAACAAAAATTTATACAGAGAGTAACTAGAAATCCTGATTTGGAATCTGAAGAATTTTCTACTCAAGTTCCTAGATTAGGTTTTGAAATGACTGCTATGACTTATTCTCCTTTGAGAAAATTAAATAGTCTTCATAAAATGAAAAACGGAACATTTTCTAGTTCCATAGACTTTTCACAATCTTTTTCTCCTGTAGCTTATGATTTAAATTTTACTCTTCATGTTTTAGTTAAAAACGCAGAGGACGGAACTCAAATTGTTGAGCAGATTGTTCCTTTCTTTACACCTGACTTTACAGTCACTATGAAAGTCTTGCCTGATATAGATTTAAAATTAGACATACCTATAGAATTAACTAATATAGCAATTGATGACCAATATGAAGGAGACTTTGAAACTAGAAGAATATTAACATATAGTTTAGATTTTATTGTAAAAGGATATCTGTTCGGTCCTATTATTCGCAATAAGTATATTGCTGATTTGACTGTAAGATTTAAAGACGATTCACAATCTTTTGTTGAACCTAGAACGGTTTCTTCTTTTAGAACCACAGGTAATAGTGAATTCATTGCAAACACTACATATACAAATAACACGCCGAGAGATTAATAATGAAAGATGTAGATAAAAAACTTAATCAAATATTAGACATAGATATTCTTCCAAAAAAGAATGAAATTGTTGTGCCTAAAAATGATGTCGAAGATGATTATGAATATGCTAGAGGAAATTTAAGAGATTTAATAGACCAAGGCAAAGAGACTTTACATAATTTAACATACTTAGCTAATGAGGGAGAATCTCCTAGAGCATATGAAGTTGTAGGTCAAATGATTAAAACTCTTACAGACACAAATAAAGAATTGTTAGATTTAGCAAAAAAGGCAAAAGAACTTAACGGAGAATCTAATCCTACAAACGTAACAAACGCTTTGTTCGTAGGTAGCACAGCAGAGTTACAAAAACTACTAAAAGAAAAATGAGCGGATATTTAGGAAAATCTACATTAAAGTCGGCTGAAACTACATTACAATATACTAAGGAACAACTTGAAGAATATATAAAATGTTTAAAAAATCCTGTATATTTTATTGATACTTATTGTAAAATAGTAACGCTTGATAAAGGATTACAACCTTTTAAGTTATATGATTGTCAGATAGAAAAAATTAAATTAATTCATGAAAATAGAAAAGTTATTCTCATGGAAGGAAGACAGCAAGGTAAAACTACAACTTCGGCCGCATACATTCTTTGGTATACTATTTTTCAAGAAAGTAAAACAGTTGCAATATTGGCCAACAAAGCTACGGCGGCCAGAGAAGTTTTAAATAGGTATCAGATAATGTTTGAAAGTTTACCTACTTGGTTACAGCAAGGAGTAACTACTTGGAACAAAGGAGATATTTATCTAGAAAATGGGTCTATAGTATTTACATCAGCAACAGCCGCCTCAGGTATTCGAGGAAAATCTGTAAACATGCTATACGTTGATGAAACTGCAATTATCCCTAATCAAATAGCAGATGATTTCTTCACTTCTGTTTATCCTACAATATCTGCTGGCGAAACAACTAAAATTTTATTAAGTTCAACTCCTTTGGGGTATAATCATTTTTGGAAATTTTGGAATGATGCTCAAGAAGGTAGAAATGGATTTGTTCCTTTGTTCATACCTTATACTGAAATACCTGGGAGAAATGAAGAGTGGGCAAATGAGCAACTTAAACTTTTGGGTGAATTAAAATATAATCAAGAAGTATTGTGTGAGTTTTTAGGTTCAAGTGATACTTTGATAAGACCAGATATAATTAGAAATCAATCGGCATCAACTCCTGTTTGGACAAAAGATAATTTAGATGTATATGAAGATGCTCAAAAAGATAGAGCGTATGTTTTGGTCGCAGATACTTCTAGAGGAGTAGGTCAAGATTACTCAGCCTTTATTATATTTGATGCTACAGAATTGCCTTATAAAATTGTGGCAAAATATAGAAGTAATGAAATAGAACCACTAGTTTTTCCATCAATTATTCAGAAAGCTGGAAAAGAATTTAATAATGCTTATGTGCTAATTGAGATTAATTCTCATGAACAAGTAGCACAAATTTTATATCATGAATATGAATATGAAAATGTAGTTTTTGTAAATAGAAATACAGACGGACAAGTTGTTTCTGGAGGATTTGGCGGAGGAAAGACACAGCTTGGAGTTTATACTGATGTGAAAACAAAAAGAATTGGTTGCTCAAATTTAAAGTCTTTAATTGAAGAGCAAAAACTAATTATACCTGATGCTGACGTTATATCAGAAATGTCAACTTTTATACGAAAAAGAACTAGTTATGCCGCCGACGACGGATATCATGATGATTTAATGATGTGTTTGGTGTTATTTTCTTGGTTATCAACAAATCCGTATTTTAAAGAACTAACAAACGTAGACATAAGAACTGAGTTATATCACGACAGAATTAAAAAAATTGAAAGTGAAATGGTACCCTTTGGCATTGTAGATGACGGAATGCATGAACCAGATGCTACTTTTATAGACAATCAGGGTCAATCATGGCAGACAGCAAACACTTTTGAAAAGTATTGAAATTATAAATAAATTGAAAATAATAACAAAGTTCTTAGACAAATATTATTAGGACAAGGAGAAAATAAATGGCAATCAGTCTCATATCACCTGGAGTAAAGATTACTGAACAAGATTTAGTATCGTCTACTCCTAGTTTAGCAACCACTTCTGGAGGATTCTCTGGACAGTTCAGATGGGGTCCGATAGATGAATCGACAATAGTAAATAATGAATCAGATTTAGTTGAGCAATTTGGGAAGCCAAATTCAACTAATATAGTAGATTTTTTGTGTGCGGCTAACTTTTTAGGTTATACTTCACCTCTTTATATGGTTCGTGTTGCAAATACGGCACTTAATTCAACTGCTGAGAATACTACTGGCGGAGGAGGAGCAGGAACAGGACTTCTCATAAAAAATTCAACAGTTTATACAGAGACTTATCAAGGTGGTTCTGCAAACGTAGGTCCTTGGGCAGGAAGATTTGCTGGTGCTTTAGGTAATTCACTTAAAGTTTCAACATGTCCTAGTGCGACTGCATTCTCAGCCTCATTAACTGGTACTGTAACTGTAGCTGTAGGCTCAACAACTGTTGTGGGAAGTGGCACAGATTTCGCTAATAATGTAATTGCAGGAGATGTCGTAGTTGTAAATAACAGGGCAATTAAAGTTTCGGCAGTTACAAATGCAACATTCTTGACTTTAGAGTCTGCTCACTTAACAGGAGCATCAGCAGGTAGTAGTGCTGTTCGTAGATGGGAATTTCATAGCGAGTTTAGTGGAGCACCAGGCACATCAACAGATGCTTCAAATCATAGTGCTTCTGGAGACGAAATGCACGTTGTGGTTATAGACGAAGACGGGCAAATATCTGGAGTACCTGGAACAGTATTAGAAAAATTTGAAGGTCTTTCAAAAGGTTCAGATGCAAGAGCAGATAACGGAGGTTCAAACTTTTATAAAGATGTTATAAACGAACAATCAGAATATATTTGGTGGACAGACCATGATAACTCAGGAACTAATTGGGGAAATACTTTATTAGCTGGAACAACATTTACTTCAGTAACAAGTGTTAAAAATTATAGTTTAGCAGGTGGTTCTGATGGAACCACATTAACAAATGGAGATAAAATAGCTGGATATTCTTTACTTGCAAACAAGAGCGAAGTTCCTATTTCAATAGTTGTAGCAGGAAGTTCCGATGCAACAGTAACAAATACACTTACTGCTGATTTAGGAGAAGCTAGAAAAGATTGTGTTGTTTGTGCATCACCATCTAGAGCCTCAGTTGTAAATAATGCAGGTTCAGAATTATCTTCTATTGAAAGTTACATAGCAGGATTAACACGTTCAACATATCTTGTAATGGATAGTGGTTGGAAATATCAATATGACAGATATAATGACGTATATGTTTACGTCCCATTAAACGCTGATACGGCAGGTATCATGGCAAGAAATGATACAAACAGAGACCCATGGTTATCGCCTGCTGGATATGTAAATGGTCAAGTACAAAATCTAGTTAAACTTGCATATAATCCTACCTTAGCTGATAGGGATATTCTTTACAAAACATCTGTAAATCCTGTAATTACAACAACAGGAAGAGGAACAGTTTTATTTGGTGATAAAACATTCTCTTTGAAAAATACTTCTTTGAACAGAATAAATGTTCGTAGATTGTTCATTACACTTGAGCAAACTATAGGAGAAGTTGCAGATAATATTTTATTTGAACAAAATGATGCCGCTACTAGATCAAACTTTGTAAATCTAGTTACGCCATATCTTAGACAAGTTCAAGCAAGAAGAGGAGTAACAGCATTTAGAGTTGTTTGTGATGTATCAAATAATTCTGAATCAGTCGTTAATGCAAATGAATTTGTTTGTGATATATTTGTTCAACCAGTTCGTTCTATAAACTTTATTCAACTTAATTTTGTTTCTGTACGAGGCACCGCCACATTTACTGAAATAGCCGCATAAATACTGAAACAAACTAAGGAGAAAAGAGATGTCATTTAATGTAAACGATTTTAGAGTAAAACTTGGAACAGGGTCAAGGGGTAATCTTTTTAAAGTAAAGATTACTCACCCAACTTTAGATTTTAGTAATTTTGATATTCTTTGCAGAGCATCAAGTTTACCTAGTTCCTCTTTAGGTATTGTAGAGGTTCCAATGGCAGGAGGCAGAAGATTAAAAATAGGTGGCGATAGAGTTTTTGCCGAATGGTCAACAACAGTATTGAATGATGAAAATTTTAGCGTAAGAGGTGCAATAGAATCTTGGCAAAACACAATTGTAAAGACTAATTATGAATTAGGAGAACTCGGTAACAGAGATATAACAAGTACAAGTGTAACAAATGATGTGCAAGTATTTCAATTAAATTCTGAAGGATTAGTAATTGATAATTCTGCATATAGACTTGTAAATTGTTTTCCTAGCGATATATCAACGATAGATTTGTCTTATGATTCTACTGATACCCTAGAGGAATTCACAGTAACTTGGGTCTACGATTATTATGTCGTCGGTGAAACTGTAGATTCGACAATTTAAGGAGATATAAATGGCTGTAACATTAATTTCAGATTTGAAAAGTGCTATTTCAAATTCTGCACGACCTAATCTATTTGAGTGTGAAATACAGTTTCCTAATTTAGCGGCCGCTGGAATTTCTTCAGTTGATGCAAATGAATCATTTAAATTTTTATGCAAAGCCGCGGCAATACCATCTATGACTATAGGAGTTGTCGAAATTCCTTTTAGAGGAAGAAGAGTTAAAGTACCTGGAGATCGTGTATTTGATACTTGGACAGCTACAATAATGGTAGATGAAGAGCATTTTGTAAGAAGATCATTTAAAGAATGGGTAAACACAATATCAACATTTAACTATGAACAATCAGGAAACAGACCTGTAGGCGGAACTTTAGACGATTATATGGCTGATATTATTATCAGACATTTTAAGCAAGACGGTTCAACAGCTAGAACATACAAGTTATTTGATGCATTTCCTACAGATGTAGATGCTTTAGATTTATCTTTTGATGCAGGAGATACTTTGAGCGAATTTGGAGTAACATTTCAATATCACTATCTTACAGCTAAAAGTGGTGTTGATGATGTAACTTCTGATGACGATTTGAGTGCTTAAAAGTGTTATAAATAAACTTGTAATAGTTTCACAAAGAAAAAGGAGAGAACTATTACTCTCCTTTTTTTATACATAGGATATTAATATGGCTATCAAGTTATTCGGTTTTAAAATAGGAAAAGATGTTCCTGAAGAAGAGTTTAAATCTTTTGTCCCAAAAGATGATGACGACGGCTCAGTTGCTATTGCTTCTGGTGGTGTCTACGGAACATATGTAGACCTTGAAGGTTCTTTAAGAACAGATTATCAACTAGTAAATAAGTATCGTGAAATGGCAATGCAACCAGAATGTGATGTTGCAGTAGATGACATTGTAAATGAAGCGATAGTTTATGACGAGGAAGGTAAACCTGTAGAAATTGTATTAGAACATTTAAATCAACCTCAAAAAATAAAAAATCTTATTCGTGATGAATTTCAATATGTACTTCAACTTTTAGATTTTGGAAATACAGCGTATGATACATTTCGTAGGTGGTATGTTGACGGAAGAATTTACTATCATTTAATTGTAGATGAAAAAAATCCTAGACTAGGTCTTCAAGAGATTAGATATATTGACCCTAGAAAAATAAGAAAAGTAAAAGTCAATAAAAAACAAAAAGATAAAAATACTACTGTACAAATTTATAAAGGTCAAGATGAATATTACGTTTATTCGGACAAAGGATTCTTGCGTGATAATACTCAAGGAATAAAGATTGCACCAGATTCAGTCTGTTATGCAAGTTCAGGTCTTTTAGATAAAGACGGTAAAATCGTAATATCTCATTTACATAAAGCAATCAAACCTTTAAATCAATTGAGAATGTTAGAAGATGCCACAGTCATTTACAGAATATCTAGGGCGCCTGAAAGAAGAATATTTTACATTGACGTAGGAAACTTACCTAAGATAAAAGCAGAACAATATTTGCGTGATGTAATGACAAAGTACAAAAATAAACTTGTCTATGATGCACAAACAGGTGAGATAAGGGAT